TGCGAATTTTTGCAAGTGGATTTTTTCCGTGATATTGATCAAGCCTAATAAGCTCAGAGAAAACTGCGCGCAAATAACGAGTCTCATGGTTAACAGTAGATACCGAAACTTCAAGTAAACGTTTTTCACGATAGCGAGAAAAAGAAGCAGCAGTAAATTTATTTACCGGTGGATTACCAAGAGCCTCACAAACAGCGAGAGTGCGAGATAATCGATATTTAGTGTCACGAAGTGTTACACCATGTAACTTAAACCACAAGCGAACCAAATCAGATAACGAGCGCTTATCAGCAGCGAAATCCAAAGGTGAAGTTTTCACAACAGATTCATATTCCGCTTGAAGTTGTTTTAATTCTTTTCGAGTGTCGCGAATAATTTGTACACGTTTGCCCGCTGCACCTGCCGGATAAAAATCTAATTTATAGCGACCATCACCTAACTTTTTAATCATGCAGCAACACCATTCAAAATATGATGACGCATTTTTTTATCGACAAATTCAGTCAGCAATTCCGATAGAAATTCAGACTCACCATAAAGCTTACAACCAAAATAATTCGCAAGTTCGGCATCCAAACCAGCCGATAATATTTTAGAAACCACGAAAGAAACTCGATAACGTTTGCGAGCATACAGGCGAATCTGATTACCTAACCAAAACGCAACATTACGATTGGAGTTTTCAGAAGGAGGCTTTTGCTCGCGACGATATACCAATGCAGGAGATGGACAAAAAATTTCAATATCTTCAATTAAATATTGCCACACTGGATCGATATAGCTTGTGGAATGCTGAAGCCTGAAATTATTTAAAGAGTACTGCCAGAGTGCAGTCAAATGCGGCGCTAAATCAGCGTAGGTTTTGATAGATAGGTTTTTACCATCTGCCCCTTTGGTACCGTAACAAAACTGATTAATAATCGTGTGATGAAACCGAGCCTCGATACGATGAACAGTATCGCCGTGTTGAAACTCGGAAATGTTTTGCTTAGAAAAATCACCATCAAAATCAGCCGCAGGAATCTTTGACCATTGATCACACCAAAACTGATATTTATCGCTTTTTAGCGATTCAGAAACCTTGTCATAAATACAAAATTGCAATGCACCCGCAGAACCAAATGTATATGACTGCCCTGCCCCGTATATAACAGCAGTTTCGTTGAGGTCTGCTTGAGCGTTAGAAATGCAATTAAACTTGTATTGACGCTTGGCCTTCGCAACTAATCTTTGCTCTAAATCTGCGGGCACCTGAAAGCCTTTTACATCTACCGCTATGTGACAACTCACAGAAGATGCAACGAGCTGGTAAGCGAAATCAGCAGCTATGGATTCGATTAAATCCGTTAACGCGCTTGGAGTGTGCTCGGCAATGAGTTGTGGAGTGCATTCGATTTTAATATGCGAAGCCGACAAATCAGGTTCAGCATAAAACGACTTAATCAAAACAACGAAGCCAAGATCAAGGTTTTTCAAAATGAATTGATAGCCAGAAGCTTTACTGGAGCGAGTTATAAGCCAATCGCGATCATTGATAGTGAGGAAATTAGCTGATGATTCGTATTCAGTTGCGATATAGGCGAGTACTTCCGGCTTGAGTAAGCAATTGTACAACTGCTTAATGGTATCAACACCACAGTGTAGGTAACGCAGGGCAGACAAATCGACAGAATTTGATTGATTGTAAAAGCGGTTACCTTCACGGTGCCAGAACTTATTTTCGTATCTCATGCGGAGAAATCCTAGTTAATAAAAAAGCGGTTTTAAAACTATTATGTGGTGCTCTGTGGTTATGTGTGTTCGATCACCCCCCTTATTAATTACGTGTTACAGGAACGTAAGTGAGTAGCTTGCCGAAGGCAGCAACTCACTTTTGACCGCACATTTCCCTGTTCGCTACGCTCGCGAAAAAATGCGCGGCCAAAAGCCGATGGAAAAAAGTGAAGTACAATAATTAAAGTAGGCACTATTATCATCATTGGTTTGAAGGCTTAGATTGAACAATTTCAGCGCCTACAGTTGCGAGTAAGCCATCGCTTTTACCGTGCTTAGGACACATAAAAAAACCTGTGTAATCAGCTCCAATGACCTTAACCAAGCAATCGTTCACCAACTCAATTTTATAGCCCAGAAACATCAAATCATCAGTAGTCATTTGAATTTCATATTCGCTGAAAACAATCGTGTAATAATTTACCAATCCAGAGTTAGAGCCAATCGAATGCGAAATGAAAAGGTTTTTTGCATCTGCTAAAAACTTAACGATTTTTGGTTTTTCAACTACAGGCTGAGCCTGCAATTGTTCGCCCTGAACTGGAACTGCAGTAGGTACATTTTGCGCAGCAATTTTCTCAGGCTTTGGTGCATAGGCTTGCTTAACTTTGCCAGAGCCAACCCAAATGAAAAATATCAAAACTCCGCAAAAAATTATCCCAACTTTAATGCCCAAACCCTTAAGAATATTTCCGCGCTTATCAGTTTTCGATTCATCACCAGCATCACCAGTTTGGCTTTTAGTGTGCGACTTATAATATTTGTAAATCTCTTTGCTAAATTTGCCGCCGTGAATTTCGCGTTCACGTTTTGCAGCTGGCGGCTTGGAACCAGTCACAGCACCGGAATAAATATCAACGCGGAAACGATTATCCAAACCTAAATTAGTTCGCTTGACCATGCGCACAGTGCTTTCGACTAATGCACGGGCAAACATCGCGATCTGACTTAAATCTTGAGTAACAAAATATATTTCAACTGAAAAACCATTATCACCAACACGGTGACGATGCTCAGCTAAAAATTCCTTATCGCCTTCCCTAACGCCAGTTGCTTTTAATCCACTTGGCCATAAACGCCAAAGTTCATCGATTACCAAAATAGCACCGGATTGAAAAACATCATTCCACCAATTCGGATTTTTAATAATGTCGTCAATGTGAAATGGAATAACGGTCATCCCAAAATCATTTAAACAAACGTCATCATTCATTGGGATATTTGAAAAAACTGTACGCTTAGTTTTGAGCGCCGGAATAATTACGTTCTCAACAACACCATAACTTTTACCGTGACCGGGCAAACCAGTGTAAGCAATGATCGCCATGAAAAATTAACCTATGAATGGAATTCGACGAAGAATAAAACGAGCGGTGTATGCACCAACAATGGCAATTAATCCATAGCCAATATTGAAGGGTTCGATAAACCACGCAACACCAGAAGGAAGTGAAACACTCTGAATATTGGATAAAAAATCGGGTACCGGAATTGCTTCAACAACCACAGCAAGACCAGTAATTAATGAGTCATACAAATACAACCAAAACGCTTTAAATTCATCACTCAACCACTGTAACGCGCAACTTGGGTCATACCATTCACAAGAGTTTTTCTCTGACATTTTTAGGCACTCGCAAATACTTTAAAGGCAACGATAGTCCAGAACGCCATCATAATTACTGATAGCACTGAACCAACCAATGTCCAAATATCACAATGAATTGTTGTGGAAATTGTTCGCCCAAAAATATCAACTGAAAACGTTGGACACGCTTTAGCAGCAACTACAACGATATTTTTCATACGAGAAAATGATTCGACTACAGGCGCGTGAGTTAAACGATTTCTAAAATCGGCATTAATATCATTGATATTTTTTTTACCGGAATCTGTTGCAACATGGTCAGGTAAATCTTTCAAATCACCGGTAATACATTTGGAATATTCTTTAGATGTAGGGTCACACTCCCCTGATTCATCACCGCCATCTGATCCACCACCACCACCGGTACTCGATCCAGAACCACTACTGGAAGGGGATGAACTCGGCGCTGATGAAGGGGCAGAAGAATTTGCAGAGCTGCTAGGTGTGCTTGAAGGCGTTGAAGATGCAGACGAAGATGACGCAGTATTATTTTGAACACACATAGCATAAAAAGGCGAAGCAGAAACTACGACAGAATGGTAACCGGATGGACAATCACCTTGAGAATTTACACAATAATTTCCATCTTTTACGTAACCAGTTGGGCAAGCTTGATTTGGAGAATATTGCACACCAGACGAATTATTATTACCGCCACCGCCACCACCTGAACCACTGCTTCCACCGTTTTCTGTTCCGTTATTATTTCCATTATTTCCAGAACCGCTCGAACCATTTGAGCCACCATTACCGGAACCACTCGAACCATTTGATCCTGAAGATGTTCCGGAACCGCTTGAGCCATTCGAATTTGAATCGCCACCACCATAGCAACCATATACACCATTTACTGATCCAAACGAAGCGCCATTAGGACATGAGGGCGCACCGTAACAACCGGCAACCCCATTAAAAACACCGTAGCTCTGATTAGGGTCAGGACAAGTATTTTGACAAATGGGTCGACCATTTAAAGTGCCCTGAGAAACCTGCCCTTCACCACAACTTTGATCATCGGTTTTGCATGTGCCATCAGGGTTATATTGAAAACAAAATGTACAACTTCCATTTACTTTTGGTTGACCAGATGGGCAGGCATCGTCTGGGGGATTTTCGGCGGGAGGATTTTCTGAGTCATCAGGAACACATGAAGTCGATGAGACGCCAGTAGAATCAGTTGATGTATTTAACTTTTGACCATCAGGACAACTACACGTAGAAAGCTTGCCACATCGAAAAGGACTACCACCCATTCCACACTCGAAATCACCTTGAACAAGGCCATAACCGCCAGGCAAAGACGAACAACTTGCAGACCACCCTGGACCATCTGTAGTAGTGTCCTGCCCGCCTAAACACACAGGCGCAAACGCCGACTGACAAGATGGCGCAGTACCAGCAAAACTATTAAAACTTAAAAACGCTGCAACCAATAAAAATATAATTTTTTTCATTTTATAAACTCAGAGATCACGAAGGACTGAATGGCCGAAAACAAAGCCGGCAACGAAAAAAAAGTAATACCATAAATCCAACATGTCTTTAGCTCCTGAAAATTGAGCACAAATAAATATGAAAAAAAAGGGAGCCGAAGCCCCCTGTGTAACGCTTTAAAAATTAACGCAGTGCAGCCAAAATTAATTTGCCGCCTTTCATTGCAACGTACACTAATGCAACTGCTGCCATAACGACGCCGATACCAGTTACTACAGCTGAGTAATCAACGGCGCTAGTGATTGTGGTGATGAATGCTGCCATAAAATTTCCTACCTAATTGCTTTAACGATTTGTTTTAAACCCCAGACAGCTGCCCAAGGCGTGAGATAGAGCATTAAACCTGCTCCAAAAAGTTGAGTACAGATTTCAGGATCAATCTGACTCGCATCAAATGGAACGCCGGTAGACGAACCATAAGAACTGTAAGGTGTAAATTCCCAAACACCGTCACCCATAGCGCCAAGCACTGGTGTAGTACCGTCTTTCCAACATTGAAATGGTGAAAACGGGCCGGTTGATTGGAGAACTATTTTTCCTAGGCAGACAGGTATCTGGCTTGCCATGAATCACCTCAAAAAAATTAAAAACTAATTCTTTTCTTCAGGAACATTAAGCATGTAAACAATTGCCCAGACCGCAGAAATAAAACAAAAAATAAAAAAACCTGCGAGCAAAATGTCATCGGGCTCGCTCATGATTAAGCTACTTTGTTTTCTTTGTTAACCGGTGTGCCGTTATTTCTAGCAACAATTTTTGTAGCCACTTGACCGAGCTTACCGCCACCTGCTTTCTTCAAACGGAAGGACAAATCAACAACCACTGGATAATTTTTGAATGAGAGCGATTCATATACGCCGGAATCAGCAGGCATTTTCATAATGTTTATACCCTTGGCGTTTTCTGTTTTTTCATCTTGCACCTGTTGCCCGAGAAAAACAGATACGTATTCGTTACCGTCCTCTGATTTAAAATAGGAAGCGCCGTAAAGTTCAACTGTCATAACTGCATCTGGTAACATTTTTAAATCCTCGATAAGAAAGTCGCACAATGATTTAATTCGGAGCCGCGACTTATAAGCTCTGAAACTGAAATAAAAGAGGCCGCTACTCTGCGAACAATCCGCATATTGTTCATATGCAGAGAGCGACCAATGCGAAAGCCATTACTCATAATCACCGCGAGTAAAAACTGTTTTACCCGCCTGAAGATCAGCCAATAAGCGTGAAAAATTTATGAAACGTTGACGGCCAATCTTTACCGTCGGTAGTGCATCTGTTTCAACGAATCCGCGGATTGTGTCTTTAGTAACTCCCAAAAATGTTGCGCATTGATCTTGTGAGCACACTGGAGGAATTACAGACAAAGTAAGAGACGTAACATGGTCAAACGACATTAAGCGGCTTCCTTGAGGGTGTTAACTTCATCCAAAAAGGTTTTGAAATTTTTTAATTGTGAGTGCGGAAAATCGAAACAAGCTTTATCAAAAAATACTTCAAAGCGAGACGATGCTGATGCATGAATACGGGCGGTATCAGAAATTATTGTTAGGGAATCTATTCCTGTAGTGGCCGATGCAAGAGAGGCAGTGAAGTAGCCACAAGGTTGGTAACTGAAACGAATTTGAATGTTTTCAGCGGTTAATAAAGTGATTTGCGGAATAGCCATATTTGTACCTATCGTATTTATGTTCATGGCTTGGCTTTTAAACCACGTTGCGCCACAATGAACCACACTTTCTACGATATAAGGTAATATTTACAGGTAATTATTACCAGTAATAAATACTTATGGATACTTTAGACGTAATAGACAGAATCAATCTGTTAGTTGAATTTGAAAAATTAGGCAGGGAGCAACTTAGCCAGAAAACTGGCATCAACTACACTAGATGGACAAATGCACTTCAGCGCAAAGCTAAGCTGCGGCATGAAGAAATTGAAGCTATAGGTAAAGCGTGGCCCGAATATCGACTTTGGATTGCCTACGGGGAAGAAATATCCGAAGCAGGCCAGATTAGCCCTATGACAAAGAAAACCCTTGAGGACTTAGGCAAACAAGGGATGGCTTCAAAATAGCGGCCAAGGTAGCCACGAGGTGGAGGAAGGAAGTTGGAAAGAATTAATTATTGGGCACTAGGCATTACAATTTTTATAGCCCTTACCTGCGCACGTTTAATTAGCGATTTGATTGAATGGAAAGTGGCAGCGGAATATCTGCAATATGTAACTCAAGAAATGCAGAAAAAAGTAGATGCACAAGCAAAAATAAATACTCAACGCCAAGAAGCTGAAAATAGAAATAAAGCGGCAAGAGATGCTGAAATAGCCCGTCAACAAGCAAACTACCAAGCCGATCAACAGCGCTTTGCAACAGCAAATAGAATAAAAGCTGAAAGTGCAGTTGAAGTGCAAAAAAAGCGAATGGAAACTTGTCAGTTTTGGATTAGTGAATTTCAAAAAACAAAATCAGAAATTGATAAAAATCATAGAAATAATTCTTGCAGAGATACGGGCGCGAACCTTAATTGATTTTTTTTAGACAATGGTAAAACTTGATATTCCGGAAAAAATAAAGCAATCAAGACTTTCACCATTACTTATTAGATATGAGTAAACTCATCGCTGAACTTTAGCGATAACACTTTCAAAATCTTTCGGAATGAATCGCTGATTATGCATAGCTATCATTAAATCAAAAATTTTTCTACTCAAACCACCAAGCTTATTTCTAAAATTCTGTCCTTTGAATTCTGGGAACTTTGAAACCACGCGATCTTGTAAACGATGACCCGGAAAGCATAAATATTCTTTATCGGTTAAAAAAGTTTCATTCGAAAAATAACTTAACTCAGCATCTTTTTTGTTTGGCCTTTCTAGAACCTTTTCAATAAAATAATCAATCGAAGCCTGCATTAGAGAAATATCTTGCAGCCAATCATTTTTATGAACATCCTTTCCACAAACTTCGAGCATGGAATATTTTTTAGAGTTCTCCAAATGAAGGAGCTCCAAAATAATGATTGGATCTAATAATATATTTTCAATCGTGTAAAATTTATCTTCGCCAAGAACTGAAATAAATTCATCAGATCTATGCTGTCTATCCCAGTCAACAATACCATTAACATGACGAGCACCATTTTCTCTCATCTGCTTAACTTGAGATTTAACCTGCTCGCAATTTCCATTACCATTTAATGCAAAAGTTATTTCCTTTATTTTTTCTTCATCTTCCAATTTTAAAACTGATTTTAACTTTTCTCTGATATGGTTGTCATGCATCGTCGCACCAGCACTCATGAATGTCAGTGAGATTTTTGAATCAATTAATTCAGATTTACCCTTTAAAACACGATAAATTTCCTGATATATTTCGGCATCATTACCCTCAACAAATATCTGTCTGCGATTATCAGGACTTATTGAAATCTGACTAACACCATCAAGTAATTGGCTGATTGCTTCATCTTTACTAATTTTGGCAATAACACTGTCCAATAAGACATAGACATTTTCGGATGGAGACAAAGCGACAGTGGTGGGTGAATGCGAAGTAATAAAAAATTTGGTGTCGAATTTTTTACTAAAAAAATTAAAAATCTCGAACATTTTTGCAATCATCTTAGGATGTAAATATGCATCGGGCTCATCCAAAAACAAAACCTTGGGCGGCCGAAAAATCTGCGGCTTGTATTCACAATTAAAAAAGAGAAGCGCAAGCCAAAGAAGCGTCTTTTCACCGGTAGAGAAAGCTGATGCTTCTAAATAAGTTTCTGTAGATTTTTCCATGAGCCTAGGAATATATTTTTCCTGAGTCCACTTATTATTAGGTAAGGAAAGTGTAAATTTTCCCTCAAAGATTTTTTCGAGTATTTCATTAAATATTTCCCAGGGTGGTTGAGCAAATATTCTATCCATTTCCTCCTTGCCCGCATGATAAATATCTCCATCAAAATCACCCGATTCAATTAGAAAGCGGTTGAATCTATTAGTCCATATTTTTTCAATATAGTTATTACAAATTTCCCCTATGTTGTGCATAGCTGTAATTTTTGAACTTCGGAACAAATAAA